CGTAGTCCACGCCAGACGGCAGATCGTCGCCGCGCACCTTGTCCCAGTATTTGGCCTTGTACAGAGGTGCAACATCAGCAGGCGTGAGCGCACGCATGGCCTTCTCGTCCACCTCATGACCGCAATGCTCCTCCCAGACCTTCTTGGTGCAGCCAAGGTTGGTCATGCCGCCTGGGTCTTTGGGGTGATTCACAAAGCCGCCCTCGTGGTGTAGGACGGCAGCCAATGCAGCATCGAAGTTCTGTTTCATGGCGTCTTTACTTGGTGGTTCTGGAGAGCAGATCGGTTTTGGCCTGCGAGCCAGCCGAGCTGCCGAAGTAATAGGCAATGATCCCTGTCCAGGCCGTGCCCAGGCTGCCAAGCATCATCAGGATCGCTGGGTTGCTGCTGTCGATCTGGTTGAAGAACATCATCACCATGATGCCAAAGAATCCGACAGTGACCGCTCCGGCCAGGATGGGAGGCATCATCGAGCGAGTCGTGGCCTGCATGTCCCTGGCGCTTTTGCGGTCCTCGACCGCCAGCTTCTCGAAGTTCAGGCCCAGTTCCTGAGCCTGCTTCTGCAGCTCGATCTCGGCCAGCTTGACATGAGCGATCTGGTCGGCCGTCAGCTTGTTGCTGGCAATCAGGTCGCCGACTTCCTTCTCGTCAACGCCAATGGCCTTGGAGACTGCCGAGACGGCCATACCTGCCAGTGGGCCGCCAAGCGCAGTGGCGATGGTAGGGGCGATTTGTTTGAGCCAGTCCATGATTACTCCTTCTTGGCGGTAACAACGTCGTCGCCCTTGCGAACAGTAACCTTATCGCCTTCAACGTCCACGCGCATAGGCTGCTCTGGACGATCCAACCTGTCGAGCTTGTCGATCAACTGCTTCATGACCTCAAACTCTGGCTTTTCTTGTTTGGCGTTCGCGCCAGCGATGCCGTTGAGCATGGAGATCAGCGCAGTCAAGGCCGCACCCAGCAGGCCCATGACGGCTGCGATCTTCTCATTCTCCAACACCACACTGGAGCCTACACCAATGACGATGATGAGTGTGATGTAAAACAGACCGCTTTCGCCGATGGCTTTACCGGCCACTTCCTTTGCTGTGCTCTGCGCTTGCAGCTTGTTCAGCTCTACCTTTGCCTGCTCTTTGATGAGTGCCAGTTCGTGGGCAAGGTTCTGATCAGACATATTTACACCTTAAGCAGTTCCCAAGCCGCGCCAGCCACAACGCCAGGCAGAGCAGTGGCTATAGCGTCCCAAGCGTCTGGCTGGCCTTCTTTTCGATACCACTGCTGGAACTCGTAGAAGGCACCAAACACAATGCCGCCGATGGCAACAGCTAAGCCCAACGGCAGGAAGTGGATCGCGGCCAGGACGATGGTCGAGCCGACGCCCATCGCAAGATGCTGGAGTTTGTCCTTCGGAATCATCTCGTAATCCAGACCGCAGCAAAGATGGTCCCAGCCATCGACATCAGCATGATGCCAGCGGTCTTGATCATGATGCCTTCAATGCGCTTGAGCCGCGCATTGATCTGATCGTAGCGAATGGCGCAGACCTCCTCATGAGTGGTTAGCCGTGCGTCTGTTGCGTCAATGGTAGCCATCACAAGCCCTGGCCTGGCGTGATGTAGACGGTCGCTGCTGCGCTGGACAGACCGCTGAAGAATGTGGTCTGGTTGAAGCGCAGAATCTCCACGGCACCCGCCACCAGCACAATGGCTGCTGAAGGCGTGCCAGCCACAGGAGCCACTGCATTGGCAGCGGCCTCTGCAGCGGTGCTGCCAGTTCCCAAGAACACCGTGGTGTTGCCTGCATTAATGAATCGGAACTGGCCTGCGTTCTGCGGGTCGAACTTCTCATAGACAGGCGCTTGGATGCCAGTAGGAGCTGATGTCGTGGCTGCGACGACTACGGTCTTGCCAAAGGGTGCAAATGCGATTTGTGAATTGCCAGCCATGTCAGACTCCTTGCGCAGCAGTGGCTGCCTTGTACGCCGAGATCACGGCAGCAGTGTGGGTGGCAGCGCAGATGGCCTGCACGCGAGCATCCTCGCCAGCGTAATCGTCTCCAGGTGCGACAACGTGGCGGTGGAAGTTGCCACTGATCTGCTTTCCATCTTCCATGATGGCAGTTTTTGTGCGCATCTGTACGCAGCCATTTTCTAAAACTTCGATGCGGTCAACGACCGAGATTTTTTCAAGCGCCATTTTGATGATCCAATCAAAATCAAATTCCGGTGTTCCGCACCGACACGGTTAATTTGGGCCAAGTCGTCTTGGGTCGTCTGCCAAATAAAGGCCACCATCGTACCCAGTCACAACTTCTTCATCATGCTCAGTTGCGCCTTCTGGGACAGGATGAAACCCATCTTCGGTGTCCCATTCACCAATGTTAATTAAATTGCCATCTTTATCTCTGATGATTTTCATTTTGCAGCCCATCCTGTGTTACCAGAACCAGATTCCTTCACGTACAAGGTTGTATTAGCGCCTCCAGAGCTGTTGCAGTACAAAGAACCAGGAGCAGCAGTTAAAACACCTTCTGGCGATCCTGTTCCGTTAAACAAACCTCGATCATTTCTTGTTCCGCTTGATGTATTCCAGCGAATTCCTGATTCAGAATATGATCTTAAAGTGGAGACAACTTCGCCATCACCTAAAACAAAAAATCTTTCAACGCCACCAGAGTCTTTGGCAGAATAAATTTTTGCAGATGATGACGCAGTGGACTGACCAGAATAAACAGCTTGACCCGCAGATGCATCCGTCTGAGCCTTGTATGTCGTGCCTTGTCTTGTCACATACGAATTAGTATCTCCAAGATCATTAATATTGGAGTTGGCAATTGTGAAGCCATTTCCAATTATCTGACACTCTCTAGAGTTCGCAGTAAATTGAATTTCGTATGTACTTTGGCTGGCTATTCTTTCAAGCCTTGGATGGAAAATTATGTTGTTGTCGCCATTGATGACCGCAGCAACAGAAAGAACTGAATTATCTTCTAGTGATGGAGAGAAGAATCGGTTATTGTTGTTGCGATAAACACCATCGTAATCAATAAAAATGTTTGTGGTTGTAACGGCAGGGTAACCAGAAGTATGGTTAAAACTACCACCAAAAAACAAGTTTTCATTGACATAACCACCAACTGTACCGTCTGCTTGAAGCAACAAGTTTGTTCTGTTGTCATGCAACTGGCCAAGATGGATTTCGTTGTAACTTACGCCGCCGTTACTTCGGTCAGCCCGAACAAAAACACCATCTTTAAAATTTGTCACCGATCTAATGTCGATGTACGACCAGACGATGTTGCGGAGCTGTACACCGACAGATGTGCCAGCAGTGTCAACAGTTGTGCGACTTACCTTGATGCCAGTTACTTGATAACCAAAACGATTTGCAGATGCGCTGCCAATACGAATTGCAGGCAATCCTGTTGCGGTTACAAAAGAGCCAATGAACTCCATTGTTGAATAATTTGGCAAGTCAAAAATTGCCGTGTCGCTGATTGTGTATTCGCCAGCAGGTATGACAAGTTTGGGCCTAACCATTGTGTTGCATTTAGCAACAGCCGCAACGATTGCAGCATCGTTTACTGATGCGCCTGCGGACGGGCTTGCACCAAAGTCAACAATGTTGACAGGCGCAGCCTCAATCATTGAATAGGATACTTTTGTTAATGACATTTTTAACCCTATTTAGACCTGATAGACAGTTCCACCGCCATAAACTCCACCACTGGGCAATGTAGACGAGGCAACATATATTGTTGTGTCTTGGCGCTGTAAGTTAATGTCGTAATAAAGACCAGAAACCACATTGATCATTGAATTTGCCATTTGGCCGTAAGTGAACAAAGTTGTGAACGGCAATCCCGTTACAAGATATGCACCAGAGCCACCTGAGAATGTTCCCGCTATTTGAAAGCTAACCATCACCTGATTGCCAATTTTTGTGTATCTTCCAATATCACTGACACTCGATGTGTAGGTAAAGCCAGTTGTGTCTGTTCTAGAAAATGCTGGCGTCCAAGTACCTTCCTCATAATCATCGAGCAACTCGCTGGTCATGCCTGGAGCTGAGGGATCGGCAGAAAAGTCGATGCCTTTGCCAGCGGTGCCGATGACAAGGTTGCCATTGACGATGGTCTGATCGCCTGTGCGTGTTGATGGGAATCCAACAGTTTTGAGCATTGCTTTCTCCTTAGAACAGGAATTCGATCACCGAGGTGAGCGGAGGCGCTTGAGAGAACGTCACGTTTCCACCGGACACCGTGTAGGTGTTCTGGTTTTGGTAGACGCCGTTAATGTAGATCGCAAATGGCGTGGAAGACACCGGAAAGATGGTCTGCGAGCCGTTGCCAGTTGCATTGGTGGCCACCGATCCAGAATCCAGATTCCCATTGAGCGAGCTGTAGACCAGGCTGCCTTTGCTGTCTTGCACCAGGATGCTGTAGTCGCTGCCAGCGTAAAAGCGTGCTGGCGTGCCTTGATAGACCGGATAGCCATTGAGCGTGCGGATTGGCTGCGGTGCTGCAATGGTCAGAGCCGAGTCCCAATAGACGCTGATCGGGTTGGTCTGTGGGTTCAGGTTGACCGTGCCAACCCAGATGTACCCGTTCTCGAGCGGCAGACCGTCAGCGCCAGCGAATGCTGGGTACGGTGGTTGAATTCTGAGTGCGCTCATTGTTGTTGCTCCTGCTCAAATTGTCGTCCTGATTGAATTGCGTTCTGCAGGTACTGAATTCGTGCGTCCAGAGATTGTGGCAGGTTTGCCTCTCTTGCGAAATCCCCAAACGCCTTGCT